GGCATTGTTGAACGTGGCTATGTAGTTTTGACTGACAACACCACTTGGTTTGATGTACCACCTGTAACTATACCAAATGACATCATCTATGAACCATAACGAATCAAATATTGTATCACTAAAACTTAGTGAATACGTAGCAAAGTCAGATGCTGAAAGAGTAGACCGCAAAGGGTGGGTAAACTACGGCGCGGATAATGACTTTCCGCAATACCTACGCGACCTGTCACACGAATCACCCGTGCATGGTTCATTGATTGTGGCCATCGGTGACATGATAGCCGGGAAGGGAATCAAATCAGAGCAATATCAGGCCGAACTTGATGCACTCGATATAGATGCTTTGACGTATGCAGCTGCACACGATTTGAAGTTGTTTGGTGGTTTCTTTATCGAAGTGATTTGGTCAAACGACCGCACGGTAATTAGCAAGCTAAACGCTATACCGTTTGAAGAGTGCCGCATTGCCGTGAATCAGGATGATGATAGCGAAATAGGAATCTTTCACAGCTATGACTGGTCAAACACGCGCAAGAAAAAAAATACGCCTGAGTTTATTCCGAAGTATAACTACCTCACACGTAACGAGGAACCACGCCAAATCTATTGGTGCTTCACCTTTACAGGTAGTGACGCTTACCCACGCCCTGACTACTGGAGTGCGATTAACTACATCGAACTCGACAAGCAGATAAGCATCTTTCACATCAACCAAATCAGTAACGGTTTATTCCCATCAACCATTATCAACTTCTACAACGGACAGGCAACGCCCGAACAGAAGCAGCAGATGATGATGGACTGGGAGAATAAGATGAGCGGTGCTCGCAATGCGGGCAAGGTGGTAATGTTCTTTAACGAACGTGATCAACCAAAAACTGAAATCACACCATTCCCCGTGAATGATGCTGACAAACAGTATCAACTCATGGATACTACCGCAACTCAAAAGATTATCACAGCGCACCGTGTAACTACTCCGCTGCTGTTTGGTATTCGTGAGACATCAGGATTCGGCAGCAATAAAGATGAAATGACTACGGGACTTGAGATATTCAATAAGCAAGTTATCGAACCGTATCAAGAGAAGATAAATCACAGTATTGAAGAACTCTTGAGCAATCAACTGCCGGGAGTTACTTTTGAGATTATACCGAATACACCTTTAGTAGCAGAGCAGGCGTCAGTTGTTACCGATGCGGAAGCAACAGGCACAACGACTGATGTCGCTGCTACGGCTTTAAACGGTGCGCAGATTAGTTCACTCATTGACATTGTGATGCAAAGCAGCGCAGGTGCTGTACCAGTGTCAAGTGCTAAGGCTATTGTGGGGGCAGCGTTTCCAACATTACCAGCGGCCACTGTCGATGCAATTTTTGCAGATGTTATTGCGGGTTCTTTACAGCCTAGCGAAGTCGTTGCAAATACGCAGCTAAAAAAAAAAGTTGATGATAGCACAGTAGGTGATGCGCTGATAGCATTAGGCGAAGATGAGAACAGCGACTGGATTTTGATAGATGCATTCAACGCAGATGAGGAAATACAGCACGAGTTTGCGGTACGTACAGGCGCGGCTCGCCCCGCTGCTAAGAGTGAGCAAGATGCTGTGGTGGATGGCAAGTACTTTATTACTCGTTACGTTTATGCAGGTAGCTTTACTCATGATAATATGCGCCCATTCTGTAAGAAGATGATTGAGGCGGGCAAGCTATACCGCAAAGAAGATATTGTGTCGATGGAAAATGTAGCAGTTAATCCCGGATGGGGGTCTGAGGGTGCTGACACTTACGATATTTGGTTTTACAAAGGCGGAGGCAACTGCAAACACTTTTGGGAAAAGCGTGTGTATGTAGATGCAAAAGGTGCGAAGATTAATCCTAATGATCCAGATGCAAAGCGTATCGCTGTGAGTTTGGCTGAACGCATGGGCTATAAGGTGCGCAATAATGCACTCGTTGCAAAGTTGCCCGAAGACATGCCATACAATGGCTTTTTACCAACTAATCCCGTCTACGGTAATCAATAATTATAACTATGGCAGAAGTACTTTTAATATCAGAGAACTTCGTAAAGAAGTACACCACCGTTAACGGTAGTGTTGATCCAAATCTTATTTACCCTGCTGTGTATTTGGCGCAGGATAAATGGTTGCTTCCATTTTTGGGAACTGATTTGCTCAATAAGATTAAAGCGGATGTGGCTGCAAACACAATCAGTGGCAACTATCAAATCTTACTTGAAGATTACGTACAAAAGCCTTTGCTATGGTGGGTGATGCTTGAGTTAATGCCGCAGCTGTGCTATCGCATGGACAATGGCACGTTGGTGCAGCGTCAATCAGAGGACACTGTGCCCGTATCGGATGCGGTTATGAAGGATATGCTCGACCGTGCCCGTCAAAATGCAGAGCATTACACTACACTGCTAGTTGATTACTTGTGTGCTAACAGTAGTTTGTTCCCTGAATACAGCACAGCCACATGGCCTGACCGTTCACCGCGCACAGACGTGACTAACACACTCAACTACCAGTTCAGCAGCGGCAACACGGCCACATCATTCCGTTCTACCTACTCACGTAATATCATTAACCGAATACCATGAGTGATAAGAAGAACTTAAAGCAAGATTACACCGAACGTTTGCGTAAATATGAGCGTGAACTATCACTAAAACTTAGAGCCAATGCACCCAAAGAGCAAGATAAAACTAAACGGTAACGCACGGCCTAAGTCACTCCGCTATCTGCTGCAACTCTACGATGGGGTGTGGTCGATACCGCTTGCATTTTTGTTTTTCTTTCTTGCCGGGTATGGTAGTTATACCTACTTCGGTGATGCACTCATTAGCACTGAATACATCCAGTATATAGTTCTTGCCGCACTTGTTATGGTCGTGGCAAACTTTGTCGTATTCATGGGGCTGTATTTCAATTTTAGAACACTTCAACGCATGGTCTATTCAGCACAAATCAAGCAGCAGGCACTAACTGATTTGAGCACATGGCAAAAGATAGTATTATACGTGGTATTGTACTTTGCTTACTTTGCTGCCTTCCTGTATATACTTCACTTGCTGATGACGGTTACTGCGTAAGGGTAACGGCGGCAAGCTATGTAGGTGTAAAGGAAAAAGGTGGTAACAACATGGGCTTTAACAGCCCACAATTCACTGCACTTATGATTGAAAGTGGCTGGAAAAAAGGCCACGCGTGGTGTGCATACTTTGTGCACGCTATGTTGAATGAGTGTGGAATAGTCAATACAATTACAGGTTGGTCACCTACTGCCTATAATCGCAAAGATGTGATATTCGACGGGGGCAAGTTCTTAAAGTCTTTCAATGATGGTGATGTGTTAGTGATGACGCTGGCATATTCAAGTTTAAAAAGCAGATATAAGAGCATAGGCCACACAGGCATCGTAGATAAAATAGGCAAGTACTCAGTGCGCACTATTGAAGGCAATACAAACGAACAAGGCATGCGTGATTCGCGCACACGTGACGGCGTGTATTACAAGATTAGGCCACTGAATAAAAACATACATATAACTCGATGGAAAAAGCAAGAGTAAATCCGATGTTGATCTATGCACTTGGCATACTCGCAACAGGCATAGTCATAATTCTACTATTCAAGGGGTGTAACAGGCCGCAGCACAATCCCGCAGTAGATAGATTGTACAAGATGAATGACAGTTTATACAAAGTGATTGAGACTAACACGGCAAAGGCCGACTTTTTATACGCACGAATTGATAGTTTGACCATGCAGCGCGATACGATTATACAACGTCAAGAAATAACCAATGAAATATACCGCAATGAAACATACAATATTCTTAGTTCTGATGCTGCTGGTAGTAATAAGCAGTTCCGCACAACGCTCCAAAAGTCAGACAGCCTCCTCAAGTCTGGATTTTACTCCAAGACTTACAACCTACGAGCTCCAGCTAATGAATTTAAACTACAATAGCATGATGTACTGGTATCAAACCAGTATGGAGATTGACTCATTGTATAAACTTGAACAGTTAAAGACGCTTTATTACAGCAAGATAACAGGCATACAGGCCAACAGCTACGAGACACTCAAGACAATCTACGAAAACAAGCAAGCTATTGAAAAGGCAATAGCACAGGAGAAAGAAATGCAGATTAAAGATTTAAAAAAACGCAATCGCAAGCTAATACTTCACAATACTGTGCTAAGTATCGGCCTTAGCGCACTAGCAATATCAACTGTTTACTTCGTCATCTTATGATCAACATTGAACCGAAAGACATCTTCACTATCGTAGCGGGTGCGATATCACTATCAGGACTTTACTACGCACTTAAACGCAACGTGGACAAACTCAACATTACTGTACGCACTATGGACACACATCACAAAAGAGAAATCAGTGCGATACACCACCGCATCGATGAGATTAAAGATGACACGAAAGAAAGCATCAACAAGTTGGATGGGAAGATTGATGCGATACAGCAGCAGAACTCAACCATAGCAAGTGCGCTTGCGGAGTTGACTGGCTACATCAAAGCAAAACACTAATCAATCAGATATGGCAAGTAAATACATCCCCGTTTATGAATCAATATACAACGGCAGCGGTACGCTAGGTGATAGAGTGCGAATGGCAATGGAAGAATACTCCGTGCCACTTGCGTACAAATCATTTCACCGCATGTACCAAGCGTGGCGTAACCATAACTACGGCGCAGAAAAGACTGTTAGTTTTGGTGAGGCATCATTAAGTGCACAACCTAAACAAGTAAGTGCACCAGTCGGGAATCTTGACAAGCTTAAGTATTCACTCGGCGAGTTCAATGACATATTGAGTGAACTAAAGCCTGAAACACATAACCCACTAGACCTGCCCCCTTCGCAGGAATCAAACTACCAACCTTACAAGATTCCAATAAACCACAATAACATCCTTATAATCGGTGATATCCACATTCCATATCACAATATACCTGCGCTCACACTTGCGTTGAAATATGGGCTTGAAAATGAGGTAAACACCATACTGTTAAATGGTGATATCATCGACTTCTACGCTATCAGTCGTTTTGAAAAGGACCCAAGAAAGCGCAATTTTGGACATGAGGTCTTGATGACACGCCAATTTCTTACAACTTTGCGGCAGTTGTTTCCAAATGCTGCGATCTATTACAAGTGCGGGAATCACGATGTGCGCTATGACCACTACATCATGCGCAATGCACCCGACCTGTTAGGCATGAATGAGTTCTCGTTTGAAAGTTTGATGAAGCTCGATGAACTAAACATCACGTTTATTCCCGATAAACAAATCATCCGTGCCGGGAATCTTACAATACTACACGGGCATGAGTTAGGAACATCTGTGTTTAGCCCTGTAAACATTGCGCGTGGTTTGTTCTTGCGTGCAAAAGACAATGCGCTGTGCGGCCATCATCACCAAGCATCTGAACATAGTGAGCCAAACATCAACGGCAAGTTGACAACGTGCTGGAGTGTGGCGTGTCTGTGTGAGCTGCACCCTGACTACATGCCAATCAACAAACATCATCACGGCTTTGCACATGTGAAGGTCATGGATACAGGTGAGTTTGAAGTGAGCAATTATCGAATAGTGAACGGAAAGATTAGATAACAAAAAGCCCCCACGTTAGGGGGCTAGTTGCATCAATTTAAACACTATGCGATAAACACAATAGAAGCCACAAAGTTAGTACAAATGAAACGCAAACAACATCCAAAAGTAGTACACCGTAAACTTGGACGTGAGCGTGCGCATGGTATGTATCTGAACAACGTGATAGAGATTGACCCTACACTAGCACCGATGCGCTATCTCATTGTACTGATTCACGAATATCTGCATCACATTCAGCCTGAGTGGAGCGAAGAAAAAGTAGATGCAGAAGGTGAAGCACTGGGAAGGTTTCTTTGGAAACAAGGATTTCGCAAGGTGCAGCAGTAGTCAAAACTTATCCGCTATCCCGGCATGAAGTAACTCAGCGTGCAACCATTCGCGCATCTTACCAACTAAATCATACTGTTCTTCGGTCAGGTCTTGGTACTTTTCAAGACTGCGCAAGTGCTGCCTAAATTCATCAATCATGTCAAAGTACTTCACGCCATTCACAGCACAATCGAATGCGTGCTGGTCATGCTTTAAATCAAAGGTCAGTGTTGCTTTCATCTTGTGATCTGTTTGGTTTTCCTGCTTTACAATCTGCGTATCCGTCATTGTACGCATTGAGTATGTGTGTCATCTCAATGGTTTGGGCCTTCATCATGAACGCATCTAATTCAATCCATGATATTTTGACGGTTGGCCCCTGAAATCTTTTGCGTAGTGACTTGCTAAGTGTGCGCAGGGCAGTTTCTTTTTTCTCCTGTTCCATGTTGTTTGATAAATATTTCGTTGCTAATTCTTTTAAGTATTCGGTAGTTGCTGTGATAGTCTTTCTTGCTTGCTGGCTTATCATCAAGATACGCGTGCCGGAGTAGGCGTAATTCATCTACGCTAAACTGACTGAGTTGTTTTCGGCTGAGTCGCATTGAGTTTGAGTATTTCAATTTTTACGTGTTGATAATAGGCTTTGACGGAGTAGTATTCTCCAGTGCCTTCAAAGTCATTTACAATATCCGTTGGCGCATTTATAATGGCCTCATCTACTGCGTACAGGGCAGCGTTGATTGCTCTGATATGCACCTCAACTAGATTGCCTTCCTGCTTGCCATTCTCGATGATGTCAAAATAGTTCGAGTACAGTTGCCATGCCTTTTCTTTTGCTTTCATCTGTTAGCTTGTTTAGTAGTTGTATCACTTGATCTTTGTTGTAGTAGTGCTGCATAGAATTGCGCACATGGTCTTTGAGTTGATCAGGTGTCATACTCACCTCCTTCAAATAAATGGCGGTAGTACTCAGCGCCATTAGGTCTATCAAATTCCTTTTGAATTGATGTGGTTTCAACATGCCATAATACCCCGTGATTAAATCCATTATTGAATGCCT